AACGCACGGGGCGCATCGCGCGCGAGCCCGATGGCCAATGGGACATCGCCAAGACACGCACCCGACTGCTGGAAACCGCCGACCCGCAGCGCTCCCCGATTAGCGGCAGCGCGGCGGCCGAGGGCACGCCCTTCGCCCGGCTTAAGGTTGCGCAGCTTGCCCTGAAGGTCGAAGCCCAGCGCCTCGCACTGGATGAAAGCAAGGGCCGGCTGCTGGATGTCGCGACCGCCAATGCGACGATTGATGAAATCGCCAGCACCATGCGCGACGCGCTGCTGAATTGGCCCGCGCGCGTCGCCGGCGTGATTGCCGCCGAACTGAATGTCGAACCCCATCTGCTGCAAACCATCCTGCAGCAGCACATCAATGAGCTTCTGACGGAGGCTTCCGATCGCTTCGACCCTCCCGGCCTCGGCGGCGAATGAAGGCCGCACGCGTGAACACGTGCGCCGCCGTGCCGGGGCCATGCTGCGCCCGCCACCGCAACTCACTGTCTCAGAATGGGCTGAGCAACACCGCATTCTGGGCAGCCGGGCATCATCGGAACCCGGCCCCTGGCGCACAAGCCGCACGCCCTATCTGCGCGATGTGATGGATGCGCTTTCCGCCGTGCATCCGGCGCGGCGGATTGTGTTCATGAAGGGCGCGCAGGTGGGCGCGACCGAGGCAGGCAATAACTGGCTCGGCTACATCCTACATCACGTCCCGGCACCGGTGCTGGCGGTGCAGCCCACTGTGGAACTCGCTAAACGTTTCTCCCGCCAGCGCATTGATCCATTGCTGGAGGAAACACCGGCGCTGCGGGAACGCGTGGCGCCGGCCCGCGCGCGGGACAGCGGCAATACAATGCTGTCCAAGGAATTCCCCGGCGGCATTCTGGTGCTGACGGGCGCCAATAGCGCGGTCGGGCTGCGTTCCATGCCGGCCAGGTTTTTGTTTCTGGACGAGGTGGACGCCTATCCCGGCGACATCGAAGGCGAAGGCGACCCTATTGCCCTGGCTGAGGCCCGGGCACGCACTTTCGGTTGGCGTCGGAAAGCGTTTCTGGTTTCAACCCCGACCATTGCCGGGCGCAGCCGGATTGAACGGGAATATGCTGCATCCGACCAGCGGCGTTATTTCCTGCCCTGTCCGCATTGCGACGCGATGCAGTGGCTGAAATTCGAGCGCCTGATCTGGGAGAAGGGCGACCCACGCAGCGTGCGCTACCATTGCGAGGAATGCGACACGCCGATTGAGGAACATCACAAGACCGCCATGCTCGCCGCCGGCGAATGGCAGCCGACAGCGGCAGCGGAGAACCCGCATACCATCGGCTTTCACATCTCCGCACTCTATTCCCCCGTTGGCTGGTTGTCCTGGGAACAAATCGCGCGCGATTGGGAGGCAGCGCAGGGCAAAGCTGAGGATCTGAAAACCTTCCGCAACACGGTGCTGGGTGAGACCTGGCAGGATCGTGGCGAGGCGCCGGATTGGGAACGCCTGGTGGAACGGCGCGAGGATTTCCGGCTTGGCGTTGTGGCGCAGGACGCGCTGGTGCTGACGGCGGGCGTGGACGTGCAGGATGATCGGCTGGAATGCGATGTCTGGGCCTGGGCCGAGGGCTATTCCTCCTGGCTTGTTGATCACGTCGTCATTGCAGGCAGCCCGCGTGAACGGGCGCCCTGGGATGCGCTGGCGGAATTGCTGGCACGTGATTGGCCGCGGGCGAATGGAGGCGCGATCCGCATCGCCAAGGCCTGTGTTGACACCGGCGGGCGCGATACGGCGGCGGTTTATGGCCATCTGAGGCGCCTGCGCGACCCACGTATTGCGCCGACCAAGGGGGTTGATGGTTGGAATCGCGCACAGCCGGTGCAGGGCCCAACGCCGGTTGATGCGCTGGTGGATGGGCGGAAGCTGCGGCGCGGATTGAAGCTTTGGACGGTGTCGGTTTCGACCTGGAAGGTTGATCTCTATCGCCGGCTTTGGCTTGGGCGCGGCGAGGCGGCGGAATTCCCGCCTGGCTGGGTGCATTTGCCGCAGGGGATTGAGATTGAATGGGTCAAGCAGTTAGTGGCGGAGCAACTGCATCAGGTGAAGGACAGGCGCGGCTTTGTGCGCCAGGAATGGGCGAAGCTGCGGGACAGGAATGAGGCGTTGGACTGTGCCGTGCTGGCGCGTGCGGCGCTTTGGCTGCTGGGCGCGGATCGGTATGGCGAGCGATTCTGGCTGAGGCTGCGCGAGGATATCGCGAATGCGCCGGTGGAGAGCCAGGTGGTGAAGACCGCCGTGCCGGTTACAGCGCCAAACCCTGAAACACCGCCACTGATGCGCCGGCCCGGTTGGCTGGCACCGCGTGGCGGTTGGTTGCGCTGATTACTTTCGGGAGAAAATCATGAGTAACGGGGAACTCCACGCGCGCGAGCGCGAAGATCTGGCGCTGCATGTCGAGCGCTGTGCCGAACGCTACACAGCGGTGCGTGCCGAGATCTGCGGCCTGCGCAAGCAGACGCGCCGGATTGAGGGCGCGATCTGGGGCATCGTCGCGGTGCTAGTCGCGCTTGGCGCGGGCGGGGCGCAGATCTTGCCGATCTTGCGTGCCCTCTCGCGCGCCGCTGGCGGGTGAGACGACAACCGTATCGAACTAGCGAAGCGGGCCCCGGGGATTCTCGACAGAAAAACCCTAGCTTCCTAAGTCCAGGTACTGCCGTTCAACAATGTAGCCAATTTCTCGACAGACAAGGGCTCTTTTCCATCGTAGGAAGGAATGAGCTTCGAAAGATCAAGATACCTAAAACTGAAGATACCATTGGGAGAGATTTTCTTGGCATCAGTTTTGTGAAACTCGTCAACCACATAAAAGCGATGCGCTTCAGTTTTCAGATCATAATAGGGGGTTTGCTCGATGGCCGCCTTAATCCGCTTCTCTCGATCTTCTGTGAGAACGCCGTGTTCTGTTTCAAACGAGTGGCTACCATCCTGACAGGTTACAATCACAACCGCCTCAACCTGCCCCACGTGTGAGACCGTCTTCTGGCGATAAATTCCTATGAAGGGGTATCCTGCCTTTGAGCTTCTGCTCGGCGGTTCGTAGTAAACGCCCAGGCGTATGTTTTCCTCAAAAGAAGTACCGCAAGGAAAAATAACAAGCCACTTATGACGCTCATCTAGCAGATCTGCCTCAGAGAGATAGTCTTTGAAATCGTCGAGAACATCCCGAAGATCTCTCTCGTAATCCGCGCACTGTGCTTCCAATCCTTGCAGCAACCGGGAAAATGTAAGGGAGGAAAACGTAACCCCTTTTGCCTGAGCCGTTTTTTTTAGCTGCTCCCCGAGAGATTCTGGGATAGGTTCTTTGGTCAAGGCAAAGAGAAAATTTTTACCGTTCGGCGCAGCATTCTGCGACATTGAATCAATATGCCGCTCTAGCTGTTCAACATCTACCGTACCCCCTCTTTTTGTTTCGATAACAACTCGAAGTGGTTGTTGTGATATCTCCGCATCTGGAACACCGGCCTCATTCTTGATTTGCTGTTCGAAATTTAGGCCGATTGAAAGTTCTGTTTCCAGAATTTCGCTGAATAGTCTTTCAATCTTGAAAGGCGAAGACTGGTAGAAATAGCGCAATGCCAATAGCGTATTGTTTGTCGCGTGATTTTCCGGTTGAGAAAATCGCTGGAAGTAGGAAACGCGTCTCGCCATGGTTTTTCTCTGAAGCGCTTATGGGCTTTGTCGGAATGACCGTAACATCGACGTCCTGTCCCTGGATAGGGCTGAATTAGGCAAATAAAATGGAATCGAGCACCCTCGCCTGGGCGCTGGCGCAGCCCGCCGGTAGCCGCGCTGCCGTGCTGGCCTCTGCCTATACCGGCGGCGTCACCCGCGTGACCTTCGAAGGCCGCACGGTTGAATACCGCAGCCTCGATGAATTGGGCCGCGCCATTGCAGCGCTTTACGGCGCGGAGAATGCCGCAGCACGGCGACCGGGCGTGACACTCGCCAGCTTCACGAGGAACGCATGATGAAGCTCCACCTGCGCGCTGCCTGGCAGGCCCTCCGGGGTTACGCGGCCGCGCAGGAGAACCGCGCCTCGGCCTGGTCGCCCTCAGGCGGCAGCGCGAATGGTGAGGTCGGCATGGCCGCCGCCAGCGTCGCAAGGCGCGCGCGCGATGCGGTGCGCAATGACCCCTATGCCGCGCGCATCGTGGATCTTTGGACCGGCAATGCTGTCGGTGCGGGCATCACGACGCGCTGGCCTGAAACCGCGCATCGCAACGCCTGGCAGGCCTGGGCGGAGAGCACCGCCTGCGATGCTGAGGACAAGCTCGATCTCTATGGCCTGCAGGCGCTGGCCATGCGTGCGGTCGTCGAAAGCGGCGAATGCTTCATCCGGCTGCTGACCGTGCCGACATCGCCGCGAAACCCGATCGGCCTCAGCTTGCAGGTGCTGGAAAGCGACCATCTGGATACCGCGCGCAATGGCGTGGTGAATGGCGCGCCGACCATCCAGGGCATCGCGCTTGGGAATTTTGGCGAGCCGATTGGCTATTGGCTTTTCCCAACCCATCCCGGCGCCTGGATGCTGCCTAGCGCGCGGCTCGCCAGCAATTTCATCCCCGCGCGCGATGTGCTGCATATCTTTCGCAAGCGCCGGCCTGGGCAACTACGCGATGTCTCCTGGCTCGCGCCCGTGCTGCTCCGGCTGCGTGACCTTGGCGATTACGAAGGCGCGCTGCTGATGAAAGCCAAGATCGAGGCCTGCCTCGCTGCGG